CCGAAGAGAGGCTGCTCGAGCGGCGCGGCCAGAACTACCGCGGCACGTCTAGGCTGCTGACCCCGGAGCAGGCCGCCGCGCTCGACGATCCGACGCCGCGGCCGTCGCCGGTGCAGCGCTGGCAGCCGGGGATGCGCTACCGCTTCAACCCGGACACCAATCGCGTCGAGCTGTCTTCGGTCTAACGATGAGGGAGGCTGAGATGGATGCTGCCGGGATGGATGCCGAGATCTCCGCCGAGCCGCGCGCTCGCGGCTTCGGTGCGCCGTCTGCCGAGGCGCCCGATGACCAGGCGAACGTCACGCCCGAGGAGCAGGCGCAGTACACCGCCTTCGTCGAGAACGCGCTCCGGCTCTACTATGGCGACAAGACCGGCGGCCGGCTGCAGGCGACCCTGAAGGCGCTATCCGCTTCCGGCGATCCCGTGCAGGACCTGGCGGCGACGGCGGCGACCATCGTGCAGCGCGTCGAGGACTCGGCCAAGGACCGCAAGGTGCCGCTGGCCGAGGGCGTCGTCTTCCATGCCGGCGCCGAGATCCTGGAGGACCTGGCCGAGCTCGCCGAGAAGGCGGGCATCCATACGTTCTCGGAGGAGGAGGTCGAGAAGGCGGGATATCGCGCGATCGACCTCTACCGCGCCGCCAGGGGCGATGAGATCGACGAGGACAGGGCCGGGGCGGATCTGGCCGAGATGATGAACCAGGACCCGGCGCTGGCCGAGATGGTCGCCGGTCTGTCCCAGCAGATGGGCAAGCCGGTGCCGCAGGCGCCGTCGCGCAATCCGGCGACCGGCGCGCAGGAGTTCTACGACGACATGACCGAGGGCGCGGTCGACAACCTCAACACCGGCCTCGACGACGGCAAGGACGACACCAAGGGCGGCGGCTGGGGCGATGCGCTGAGTCGCGCCATCGAGTCCGTCGGCGACTGGATAAACGACAAGATGAACGCCGAGAACCTGGGCGGCACGATCATCGGCGCCATGGCCGGCCCCGCCGGCTTCATCGCAGGGCCGGTGGTCAACGCGATCGGTCGCGCCAACCAGTTGCAGTTCGACAAGGCGGTCACCGAGGGCAGGGCTGACCGCGCCACCGGCCGCGGCTACGACAAAGGCCTGTTCGGCGAGCGCGTCGAGATTGCGCTGGGCCCGGGCCCGATCAACGACTCGTCCGGCCATGGCAGCACGATCGATCTCGAGCCGGACGAGCCACTCCTGCGCCGCAAGTTCGCCGAGGTCGCGGATCTGTCGGCCAACTACCGGCTGCCGGAGACCGCCGCCGGCGCGATGGCCCGGGCTCCTGTTGCGCGCGGCTTTGGCCGCCGGAGGGTCTGATCATGGCCGACATCGGCAGCGCGTTGATGCACATCGGCGGCGGCATGGCCCGCGGCTTCGGCGCCGGCATGCAGGAAGACATCCTCGAGCTGCGCCGCCAGGCCCATGCCGAGCTCGAGCGGGGCTTCCGGCGCGAGGAGCGAGAGGCCAGTCAAACGTTCCAGGCCGGGCAGAACGAGCTCGGCCGCACGCACCAGGAGACCCTTCAGCGGGACCGGCTCGATGCCGAGGACAATAGACACCGTCTCGATCGCGAGGAGCGCCAGGAGGCCCGCGACGAGCGCGCGCCGACGACGCGCGAGGTCAAGATCGGCGAAGATCTGGTCACCCAGGAATGGGACCGCGCCTCAAGGTCTTGGCGCGACGTCGGGCGCACCTCCACGAAGGGCGAGCGCATGACGGCAGCGCAGGCAGAAGAGGCCGCGCGCAAGTATGCGAGGGTCGAGAGCGAGAACGAGTACGGCCGCAAGACGTCCGCTCTGAACGAGGAAAAGTACCATCGCCGCCTGGGTGAGCTTGGCTATCCGAACATCGCCGCGCGGCCCGTGACCCCCCCGCCCCCGCCGCCCGAGAAACCCGAGCCGGATAAGCCGCCGAGAGCGGCCGGCGCCGGCGATGGCAAGCGCCGCCCGTTCTTCTCCTCGGCGGCGGCTGTTCAGAGGGCCATCCAGGACGGCCGCCTCAAGCCCGGTGACGAGTTCGTCGACGGCGACGGCAACATTCGCATGGTGCCTCAACGGTCCATCGGTATGGCGCCCTGACAATGGCTGGTGACTGGGACGCTTTTCCGCTCGTCGAGCAGGCGGCGAAGGCCGACCCGTGGGCCGATTTCCCGCTGGTCGGCCCGGCCAGCCTGCCGCGACCGCAGGAGCCGGAGGAGACGTGGGGCGGCCTCACGCGCAAGTTCATCGAGAACCTGCCGGCGACTGCGCGCCAGATCGGCGGTGGTCTCGCGCGCAAGGTTGGCGAGGCGCTGCCGGCTCCCGGCGACCGCTTTGGTGTCGACGATGCCGCAGACCCGCAGTTTGCCGAGCAGCGCGACGCCTACCGCCGCTTTGCTGAGTCGACAGGAAACCCGGTCGGCCAGTGGGGCCAGGAGATCTACGACGCCGCCACGGCCGATCTGAAGGCGAATGCGCCCAACGTCGACCCGGAGAGCGTCAAGGGCTACGCTTACGACATCGCCAACAGCCTGGCGCAGATGACGCCGGCCGTTGCGCTCAGCGTCGCGACGCGCCGTCCTGCCCTCGGCCTGACCGAGATGGGCACCCAGGTCTATGGCCAGAAGTACGGCGAGGCCCGCGCCGAAGGCCGGACAGCCGAACAGGCATCCATGGATGCCGCCTTCTACACGGTCGCGGAGACGCTCCCCGAACGGATCCCTCTCGGCATCCTCCTCGAAGGCGGAACCAGGCTTGCGCCGCGCGTGCTCAAGGCCATGGGCGCCGAGGGCCTGCAGGAGACGTTCACCCAGGTCCTCGAAACCGCCTATGACGCGGGCGTCGTCGGCAAGGACATGACCTGGGGCGAAGCCTGGTCCCAGATCAAGCGCGCCGGCATCATCGGCACAGTGACCGGCGGCGGGCTGGCGGTCGCCACGCATCCGTTCGTGCGGAATCGCGAACCGACGACGCCTGTTTCCGCGGCTACCGCCGCCGCGCCGCTGGCTCCCCCCACCCCCGATCCCATCCTCACGCCCGAGGACCGCGCCAGCCCGATCCCTGACGACCTGATCGCCGCCGGCAAGCGCACCATCGCCGCGGCCACGGGCGAGCCCGTCCCGCCGCCGGTCGAGACGCCTCCTGCGCCCCCCGCCGAAGCGCTGCCGCAGCAGGTCGCCTCCGCACGTCCCGCCTCCGCCATCCCGCTCTACGACGACGAGGACGCCGCCCGCCAGGTCGGCTGGGTCGACCGCGCCACGGGACGGACCTATCCGCTTGAGGAAGCGCCGAAAAGCGTCCCTGCGGAAGATGTCAAGTCGGAACCCGGCGGAACCCGGCGGAACCCGGCGGAACCCGCCGCGCGGGCCGAGCCCATCGAAATCCAGTCGGCGCCCGCTCCCGCCGTGGCTCCTGCGGTTGTCCCCTCGGCCGCGGTCGAGCCCACCGAGAGCGAGGGGCGGGCGCCGGCGCCTCGCCTTCGGCAGATCGAGCCGCCCGAGGATGTGGCGGCAGTATCCGGCCTCGTGGAGTCGGGGGCGGCTGCTCTCGGCTATTCGGTCGAGCGAAGCGGCTCCAATCTGAGCAATTCCGAATATTTGACCCTATCGCATCCGGCGCTCGACGAGCCGTTGAAGGTCAGAGTCGCCGATCATCCCCTGCCGCCAAGCTATGCGCGCTTGACCCGACCGGCCGACATCGAAGTTGGGCCGCATGGCGAGGCGACGGGATGGGCACAGGCCGTTGCAGCGCTGGCCAAACGCATCGGGGCGGCGGCCCCTCCGACGGCAACGGCCGAAATCGAGCGCGAGAATGCCGAAAGGGCAGAGCGCGCGCGTCGTGACGAGGAAATAACAACCGAGTTTGTGCGTCGGCAGGAAGCGAAGCAAGCCGCTCTTGCCCGCGCGCCCGAGACGCCGCAGGCCGCCCGCGTCGCTGAACTCCAGGCCGCGCTCGCCGATCCGTCCGTCACGGGCAACCGTCGCAAGAAGCTGCGGGGCCGGCTGCGTGACGTTCTAAAGGAGATTCAGGAATCTGTTCCGGCGCAGGCCATGGACTCCCGCCGTCCGCCTTCCCGTGGCTCGGCCGCTCCCAGGGACATTCTCCAGTTCATCGCCGACCGCGGCGGCATCCTGGATACCGGCGGCGAGTTGCGGGCGATGGATCTGCATCGCTACCGCCGGCCGGGCATGAAGCGCCTGGTGTTGGATGCGCCGGAGACCGGCGACCCCCTGCACCCCTCTATGGCGCGCGGTCGCAGCAATTTCGATCCGGATGAAGTTCGCCGGGCCGCTATCGTGTCCGGCCATCTGCCGGAAGGCGCCTCGATCTCCGATCTCTACGAGGCCATGCGCGCGACGGCGGCCGGCAATCCGCGCTATTCGACCTATGACCTTCAAGCAGCGGCTTCTGATACAAGGCCAGAAGCTCCGGCAGATCCTGTCGAAGCACAAGGCGAGGCTGTCGGACGAGGACCAGGCATCGATCAAGGAAGCCCTGACAGCGAACCGCGAGGCGCTGGAAGCGATCGACGGACTGACGTCCTAGACACCGCCGACGGCCCGCGCGAGCAGGCCGTCATCCCCGGCGCCGAGCAGGCGACGAAAGAGGAAGTTAGGGACGCCAAGCGCGATGCTGCCGCTGCCCGTGCGGCCGAAGAAAAGCGCATCGAAGGCGCACAGTCGAAGCTCCGCAAGGGCAACCAGCAATCCGTCAACGATCAGGAAGGCGGGCTGTTCGAGGACGCAAGGAAGAAGGATCAGGGCGATCTCCTGGCAGCGCCGGCACCGCAGGCTGCGCCGTCTCGGATCGAGGACTTCGGCGAGAAGATCGAGGGCGCTCGCAAGGACACCTTCGCCGGCTTCCGCAAGGCGCTGACCGACGACGTCGACCTCAAGACCGAGCCGCTGTCGAAGTCGTTCCCGCAGCCGAACTACGAGAAGCTGGCCGAGGAGGGCGTATCGCCCCGCGTTCTCGCGACCATCGCCATCCTGCGCGACATCATCCCGAACAGGCCGCGGCAGCCGTGGAAGGTCTCGCGCTGGGCCGAGCAGGTCGGGACCGTCCGCAAGTTCTCCCAGAAGCTCCTCGATGGCGAGATCACGGTCGAGCGGTTCGAGGAAGCGGTCCGGGGCCAGTCTCGAACTCAGCTTCGGGAAATCCCGCTGACGGCGCAGGCGATCGAGGATGTGCCTCCGGCGGATTTGCCTTTCGCCGCACAGTACCGCGTCTCCTCCGGGATTTTCTCGGTGCTCCACGGGCAGCGATTCTCTCCCGCGAAGACCTTCTGGTATCTGGAGTCGGCAAACAGCCGGTCGGCCGTCAATCCGTTCGGCGCCGTCAATCCGTTCGGCAACGACCCGTCCATGCCGGGCACGCATCGCGACAATCCCAAGGACGCCGTTGCCCTGGCGAAGCGCATTATCGCCCATGACTTGGCCCAGCGTGCCGAGAAGAAGCCGGAGACCGAGCGCTCCAAATACACCGACGTCGGAGTTTACCGCGACCGGCTCAACAAAGAGGTGTTTCTCGGCTTCAAGGCGCGCAGCACAGTCATTCGCCTGAAGGCCGGCTTTGCCGACGGTAAGGCGGCGCGGGAGTATCTCGCCGAGAACCGTGACGCCGTCCAGGCGCAGATCGACGAGCTCCGCAAGGGCCCGAACATGCGCGGGACCGAGAACCGGCCGCGCACCGGCGAATCCCTGCGCGAGGGCGATATCTCGCCGGAGATGTTCTCCGAGACCTTCGGCTTCCGCGGCGTGCAGTTCGGCAATTACGTCGAGGGTGATCGCCGGCAAGCAGACCTGAACCGCGCCTATGACGCGCTGATGGACTTGGCAGACGTTCTCGACATTCCGCCCAAGGCGCTGTCGCTCAACGGGTCGCTCGGCCTCGCCTTCGGTGCCCGTGGTCATGGCGGTCGTAACGCCGCCGCTGCGCACTATGAATCCGGCCAGGTCGTCATCAACCTGACGAAGGGCAGCGGGCCGGGGTCACTCGCTCACGAATGGCTGCATGCCGTCGACAACTACTTCGCCAAGCAGGACGAAGCCGGCGGCTACATCAGCGAGCGCCGGCGCGACAAGGGCCCGGTGCGCGATGCGGTGTACCAGGCTTGGAAGGGCGTCGAGAAGGCGATCAGCGCCGGCGGGTTTGCCCAACGCTCGGCGAAGTTCGATGAGGCTCGGTCCAAGCCCTACTGGAACATGACGATCGAGAAGGCCGCCCGCGGCTTTGAGCGGTACATCGTCGACCGTCTGGCCGAGAAGGGGGCGGTCAACGACTACCTCGCCAACATCGATATGTCCGGCGGCGCCTATCCGACCACGGAGGAGATGAGCAGCCAGGGCATCCGGGTCGCCTACGACAATCTTTTCAACGCGATCGAGACCCGCGCAACGGACAAGGGCGTCGCCCTATTCGACCAGGCCGAGCGGTTCGACGGCTTGACAGACGGCGCCGAAGCGCCGACTTCTAGGTTCGATCCTGAGCGGGCCTATGCTGGCCGGAAGGTAACTGCCGATGGTCGCCAACTCGACCTCTTCGCACTTGAGACTCGTCCCGGAACCCGACCCGAGCAATCCGAGCTCGGCATCGGAGCGCTCCGAGGACTCCTTGCCGCCCGAGACCGGGCGCGAGGAGCCGCGGTACTATTCGACGGACTCCCAAGGGATTTCGCGGCTCGCGGTGCCGTCTCGCTACTCGGCCAGGAAATCCGAGACGCCAACGACCTAGCGGCCCTCGCTCAGGTCTACCGCGATCCTCGCTTCGAGACGTTCCGCGTCTTCCTTGTCGACGATGCCGGCACGGTCAAGCATCAGACCGGCGTAACGTCGCGCATGCCGGGCTACACCCGTGCCGCGCCGCCCGGCGAAACAATCGCATCGTGGGCGCCGCAGATCCAGGAAGCGATGCAGAAGTCCGGGGCCTCCGGGTACTGGCTTCTGCACAACCACCCATCGGGCAGCGTCAACCCGGGCCGGTCCGACGTGGACATGACCGAGCAGTTTGCCGCGGCGGTCCCGGGCTTCAAAGGTCACGTCGTCATCGACTTCAACGAGTACGCCGTGCTCTCGGGCTCGGGGCGCAACATCGAGGTCAAGACGGCAGAGTTCGGCGGCTACGATCCCGTCAAGGGCGAGCCCTCGCTCGATCACCCCGCCCGCGGCCTCACGATCACTGACTCGAAGAGCCTCGCCGCTGTCGCGAAGACGCTGGAGCGGCGCGAGGGCTTCGTCACGATGATCGGGATCAGCGCCCGCGGCCTCGTCCGGTCGATCGCGGAGTTTCCCGCCAGCGCCTTCACCGGCACCAAGACCTGGGCCTATATCCGGATCAAGCGGTTCCAGGCGCATTCCGGCTCCGCGACCGTGTTCCTCGTCACTCCCGGCAGAGCGACCGATGAGATGGTCGCGCTGAAGCGGGACGGCCTCGTGACAGACATCGTCCCGGAGATCCCCGGCGATGAGCGGGCGATCTGGGCGCAGACCGGCGGCATCTTAAACTACTATCGCGGTGACAAGGCTCCTGCGTATGTGGTCGAGGAGGAGCGCGAGAAATACGGCGCCGACGTCTTCGCCCGTGACGCCGTCGAGCCGAACGCGGGCGTCGTCGAGCATCTGCAACAGTCGTCGCGCGACCTGACCGACGCCCTCCGCTCGGGCCTGTCCCGGGACAGCATCGGCGCCGCGGTCGACAAGTGGCGCACCGCCTTCCAGGACCAGTATCTGCCGCTCTTGCGCTTGCAGGACGCGGTCGCGAAGGAGCTGGGCCGCCCGCTGGCCGAGAGCGAGAACCCGTATCTGGCCGAGGAGCTGTCCTCCGGCCGCAAGGGCGCCAAGCTCGAAGATCTGTCCGACAAGATGGTCCGCCCGCTCTTCGCCGAGATGCAGGAGCGCGGCGTCTCGCTGGACGAGCTCGAGACCTTCCTCTACGCCCGCCATGCGCCCGAGCGGAACGCACGGGTCGCTTCGGTCAATCCGACGTTCAAGGAAGGCGAGGGCTCCGGCATGACCGATGCCGAGGCCCAGGCCGTCATGGATGCGGTCGATCGGTCCGGCAAGCGCGAGCACCTGGAAGCCCTGGCAAAGCGTGTCGACGGGATCCTCGACTTTGCGGTCAAGGAGCGGGTCGACGCGGGACTGCTGTCGAAGGACCAGGCCGCCGCCTGGCGCAAGACCTACCAGCATTACGTTCCCCTTCGAGGCGAGGCCGAGCTCGATCCGGAGAGCCGCCGTCCGGACCGCCCCAGGGTCGGCAAGGGCGTCAACGTGGCCGGCCAGGAATCCAGGCGGGCGTTCGGCCGTAGGAGCCAGGCCCACGACATCCTCGCCTACACGATCCTGCAGGCCGAGGAGGCGATCGTGCGCGGCGAGACCAACCGCGTCGCCCGGGCTTTCCATGACCTGGCCAAGACGGCGCCGGATCCGGAGTTCTGGTCGATCGACAAGATCGAGGAGCGGCCGGTCTGGAACAAGGCCAAGGGCGAGGTCGAATACCGCCCCGCCACCATGATGACCGCCGAGGATCGCGACTACACCGTCTCGCTGAAGATCGACGGCGTCGAGCATCGGGTGCGGATGAACGAGAAGAACCCCGCAGCCGAGAAGCTGGCGGCGGCGATGAAGAACCTGGACGGCGACCAGCTCAACGCCGTGGTCCGCACGTTCGGCTCGATCAACCGCTTCCTGTCGATGGTGAACACGACCCTCAATCCCGAGTTCGTGGTCATCAATGCGTTCAGGGACCTCCAGACAGCCGGCATCAACCTCAACCGCTTCGACGTGCCGGACCTGGTCTCGAAGACGCTGAAGGACTATCCCGCTGCTCTCAAAGCCTCGATGAAGGGCGTGTTCAAGTCTACGGACGGAGAGTGGGGCAAGGCGTGGACCGAGTTCCGCGAGAACGGCGGGCGGGTCTACTTCAATCGGGTCGAGGACATCGACGCGCTGCGCAAGAAGGTCGCCAAGGATCTGGAGTCGGCTAAGTCCGGCCTGTCGGTGAAGAAGGCGCTGCGCTCGATTTTCCAGGCGATCGAGGCGATCAACCTCGGCGTCGAGAACGCGATCCGGCTCTCGGCCTTCAAGAATGCGAGAGAGGCCGGGCTGTCTCCCGCTCAGGCCGCCTCGCTGGCGAAGAACCTGACGGTCAACTTCAACAGGCGTGGCACCTACGGCCCGCTGATGAACAGCTTCTACCTGTTCTACAACGCGAGCGTCCAGGGCACGGCGACGCTCCTGACTTCGATCAAGCATCCCAAGGTTCAGGCGATCCTCGGCGGGGCCGTGGTGACCGGGATCCTGCTCGACGTCCTCAATTCGATGGTGAGCGACGACGACGAGGACGGCGAGAAGTTCTACGACAAGATTTCCGACTTCGATAAGAGCCGCAACCTGATCATCATGTGGCCTGGTTCGGAAGACGGCCATTTCATCAAGATCCCGCTGCCCTATGGCTACAACACGTTCTTCAACCTCGGCCGCTCGGCCTCCGAGCTGTGGCGCGGCAAGGACTGGACAAAGGTCGGCTCGGCGTTCCTGGTCTCGCTCGCGGAGAGCTTCAATCCCATCGGCGGCTCGGGCAGCCTGCTCAACGTCATCTCGCCGACTATCTTCGATCCGGTCGTCGACCTGGTGCGCAACCGCGACTTCGCCGACAAGCCGATCATGCCGGACGACCGGCAGTTCGGGCCGCAGAAGCCGGATGCGCAGAGATATTGGGGCTCGGTCTCGCCGATCGCGCGCTGGGTCACCGACACGCTGACGGACCTGACCGGCGGCGACAAGGTCAGGCCCGGCGCGATCGACGTGAGCCCCGAAACCCTGGAATACCTGTTCGGCGTGGCAACCGGCGCCTCGGGCGCGTTCTTCATGCGGTTGGCGAGCCTGCCGTTCAAGTTCGCGGATCCGACGAGCGACGTCACGCTCAACGACTATCCGGTGTTCCGCAAAGTCCTCGGCTCGAAGCCGATCTGGTACGACAAATCGGCATTCTACGAGCGGGCCAAGCAGATCCAGCAGGTCGAGTCCTACATCAAGGACTATCGCGACCGCGGACTGGCGATGGAGGCTGCGGAGATCCGCGCGGAAAACGCTCCGCTGCTATCGCTGAAGACCGCGGCCAATCTCGCCCGGCACGATCTCTCCAATCTAAACCAGCAGAAGGCCAAGCTGCAGCTGCGGCTTGACACCGGGGCGCTCGATCGGGATGGGTATGGCGCTGAGATCGAGCGGCTGAAGGAGCGCGAGAAGGTCATCGTGACGCGGTTCAATCGCCTCTACAATGAACGGGTGCATGCTCGGTAAGTTCGCCATCGTCGTCTTCGCTGGCTACTTCATCGCCGCGCTCGCCGGCGAGCATCGCATCGCCATAGTGCTCTGGATCGTTCTTTTCATCACCGGCGCCGCGGCCCTCGGCCGTCATATCTACGGCTGGCGCGGGGCGATCTACTGGCCGATCGGCTTCATCTGCTTATCAGGCTTCCTGTACCTGCTGCTCGGCGACGATCCGTCGTCGTCCTCTATCGTCCCCGGCCGCTGGCGGGACTGACCGTCTAGCGGTCTTGGAATCCGGCCCAGATCATGGCTCGACGCTAGTACGCCGCACCCCCGCCCGCAACCCAGGAGCCAGTCCATGGAAGCGCCGGTCATCCGCTATATCGACGAGCCGATCGAGCTAGTCGGTTTCAGTGTTGTTTTTGGTCGGATTGGGGCCGCTGAGACAGACGATAAATCTCCTCCAGCGCCAGCTTCAGCTTCGGGATGCCCTCCGGAGGAAACACGACGTTAAGGAACGCGTCGCCATCGAGGCCCATCTCGAGGCCGGCGCGGCCGTCGTCGAGCACGAACGGCCGGGCACGATAGAGGTTCATAATCTGCCCCTTGCCCTTCTTTCCCTGAGGGACCGGGGACACCTCCGGCGCCAAGCCGAGCAGTACGATCGCGAGCCTTCCAACCATCGTGGCATCGAACATCACGGGATGCTCGCCGCCGTTCCTGTCCGCCCGGCGCTGCCTTTGCCTGGCTGAACGACAATAAATCCAGCATCTCCGGTCTCCCCCTCGTTTCATTGAGGGAAGGCTAGGCCGCCGCCCACCACCGTTCAACCGAACCAAGTCGACGCCCGCTAGGCGCCGGCGCCTGAAAACATGAGAAGCGATCGGTCAGATCGCCGCCGCCGATCGTCGTCTCGACTTTCCACATCACATCGGGGGAGGCCCGTCATGGCTCGACTGATCGTCGTTGGCTGTGTCCTGGCGTTGCTCGGGTTCGTGGGACTTGCGGGCCTCGCCGTGCCGGCGTGGGGGCATGAGGACCATTCCTGGGTGCGCAACCCCCGCTATATCATGGCGAGCGGCGGGCATTGCTGCAGCGAGCAGCATTGTAGGCCGGTCGCCGCCGGGGAGGTCGTTGCGACCCCTACCGGCTGGCTGCACGCCCCCACCAACACCACGCTCTTCTACAGCAGCATCGCGATTTATCCGACCGAGGACCCGGCGGGGCGCATGTTCCGCTGCGTCATGGGCGGCGCGCTGGTCTGCGTCTTCGAGGGGATCGGTGGATGACCCTCTGGCTCCTGGTCTTCCTCGCCGTGAGCGCCGGCAAGATCGAGGGCGCGGCCCTGGTCATGACCTTCGTCAGCGAGGAACTGTGCTTGCTCGGGCGCCAGCATCTCGGCTCCCAGGGCATCGCCCCCATCCGGGATACCCGGTGCGTCGAGGTCTCCCTTGGAGAGCCGGCATGAGCGCCCCGGATATGCAGCGCGACCTCGGCCGGGCAGAGGGCCGGTTGACCGGGCTCGAGCGCGACATCGCCGCGATCAAGGGTGCCCTCGCCGAGCAAACCAAGAAGCTCGACGCCATGGCGGCTTTCATGGCCGAGACCAAGGGCGGCTGGCGCGTCCTCCTCCTGGCAGGCTCCGCAGGCGCCGTGGTCACCGCCGGGCTGCTCAAGCTCCTGCCCTTCCTGCCGTGGGGGAAGTGAGATGAACGACGTCACCCGTCCCGCCGACGTGGACACCCTCGCTCGCACGATCTACGGCGAGGCCAGGGGCGAGGCAACGGCCGGCATGGAGGCCGTCGCCAGCGTCATCATGAACCGCGCCCGCGAGGCCAAGGCGACGCTTGCCCGCCATCCCGGCCTAGCCCGCCACCCGCTCTATGGCGACGGCTCCCCGGCCTTGGCCTGCGTCGCCAAGCTCCAGTTCTCATGCTGGAACAAGAACGACCCGAACCGGGAAAAGCTGCTGGCGGTGGATGAGGACGACAAGACATTCGTTCGGGCGCTCGCGATCGCCGAGAAGGCCATTGCCGGCGAACTGGAGGACCGCACCGGGGGCGCCAACCACTACCACGCCAAGAACGTCCAGCCGGGTTGGGCCGAGATGTCCAAGCGGACCGCCGAGATCGGCTGGCATGTCTTTTACAAGCTATGACCGCGCCGCCCGGCTGGCGGCAACTTTATGTCGTATCTCATCCAGAAGGAGTCGTTTCATGTCGTATATCATCGCCCGTCTTCGCGAGCCGTCAACCTATGCCGGCCTCGCCGCCCTGCTCGCTGCCTTCGGCGTGTCCATAGCGCCGGAGAAAATGACCGCCGTCGTCTCGCTCGTCACCGCCCTTGCCGGCGTCGTCGCGGTCTTCCTGCCGGATCGCAACGCGTGATCTCCGCCGTCCTTCGCGGCCTCACTGCTTTTGCCAACCTGCTCGATAAGATCATGCAGGCTTGGCAGCGGGCGCAGGATCGCCAGGCCGGGCGGGACCAGCAGAAGATTGCCGACCTCGAAAGGAGCCGGAATGCCGAGATCATCCGCGGCAAGACTGAGACTGTGGTCGCTGCTGCCGATATTGCTGAGCGTCAACGGATGCTTGACCGTTTCCGGCGTAAATGAGCCCTGCGCGGGCTTCCGGCCGATCCTCACGCATCAAGACGACAGGATGACGCGCGAGACCGAGACGGCGATCATCGTCCACAACGAGACATGGCTAGCCCTGGGGTGCCGCGGAGCGCCTTAA